ATCTTACTTGAACCATTTGTGTAGAGGCGTCCTGTTGTGGAAATGGTCTAAGGTCCCAAGCAATGTCTAAAGAGGATCCTGTTGTTGAATATGTGATACCAGTTCCTGTACTCCATGTAGTCCAATCCCAACCTGCTATAGAAATAGAAGGTGCATTTGGTGTTGCCCAATAGTTAGATCCTTCGTTGACGCCGAAGGTAATAGTAGCATTAGAGCCAACAAATACGTTGTTGTATAAGGTTCCACCCATTAACAAATTAAACGGAAGGTTCATTTGAACACCAGCATCATCTACTCCAGCCAAAACGTTTGTACTCGTTCCAATGGTTGCTTGTAAAGCGTTTACAGCATTTTGAGCATTATCAATTGCTATATTTGCTTGAGTTAATTCTGTTTGTGCTGTGGCTTGTGCAGAAACCGCTTCAGTTCTTGCTAATGTTAATTCTGATATTTCTGTTTGAGCGGTAGTTACATTAATATTATTTATAGCAGTTTGAGCATCAATAACTGTATCTTTGGCATCTTGAATTATTTGAGAACTTTGATCTACCTGTGTAACAGTTGTATCAATAGCGTTTATAGAGTTAATAGCGGTCTGAACACTATTTACCTCTGATTGTGCTGCTGATACTAAGGTAGACAAGCTAGATGTAGCGGTTTGGGCTGAAGATAATTCTGCTTGTGCTTGTGTTATTTCAGTTGTAGCACTTGCTGTGGCATCTATTGCTTGCTGAACTTCTGTTGTAGCAATTCCAAGAGCTGTGTTTACTGCCTGTTGTGCTGGGCTAACTATTACCTGCTCTGAAGAGCTATCTGTTCCTTCTGCATACGAAGAATACTGACCTATGAATAGAAGAAACACGGTCAGTAGGAATGAACCTAATATAAGTCTTAATCTGTTAATTTTCCAATTCTCCTAGGTAATACAATGATTACCAGGATAATTATATCAGTAAATGACTACTAAAACGGTTATACTATACCCATATTATTTAATGCATCCGATAATTCTTGTGGCATTTGTCTTGGTGGATGAATTAAGTTTTTGACCTGTTTTTGTTCTTCTTCTAAGTAGTTGTCCCTTTGCATTTCTTTAAAGGTATGAACTTCAATTTCTTTATTTTCTTTACGCCTAGAGTGATATATGGAATTATATATAGCCCCGCAAACTGCATCCGCAAGATCTTTGGATCCTTTTCTAGGGTGATCAACTCTATCTCTTATAATTCTTAACTGAAGTAACTCATCTATAAGTAATGGAAGCACTGGTCCTTTAACCCGCTCCTCAGCAATAATTAAGGCAAAATCTTCATAGTGCTTTTTAGCAACCGAAAGCAATTCGGTATTCATTCCGTACGCTTTTAATTGTTGCATCATTTCATGTGAGTTCCATCTATCAAATGTCGCTAGCTTTATGTTAAATCCACGTTGCTTTAATGAAAGAATGTAATCTTTTACTTCGCTAAAGTCTACGCTTTTAGATGCAGTCGGTGTCCAATATCTTACAGCATCTACCGTTATCATTGGTGCAGATTGTGCATACTCATTTCCAACCTTTAAGTTTACCCATTTATCTACATGTGCCATAGCAACTGCACAATGGTCATGCTTTTGAGCCAAGTCGATGTGTATAAAATACTCCCTATCATCTTGTGGCTTAAACCAATCTGCAAACCTACCAGACAAATCAACTGCTAAATTTGGATTATTGAAAGCTGACTCTATTTTTTCCCTAGACTTGAAGAAAGCATCTACTGCCTCTGGTGGCATGCAAGCAAATCTGGATAGTGCGTCTTCGGCATTACGATAAAACTCAATTTTAAAATCTTCAATTTTTCTAGTTGGATTAATTTCCCATGTGGGTCTTTTTAGGGCATAAACATTGGGTATCTTATATGCAATTATTTCATCCTCTTCCCACTGAACAGTAAATGTATTTCCTGGCTCTGTTTCTGGAAGATCTGGATTAAGTATAAATGTATGTGATTTTACAACGACACTCTTTTGAGATATGACCTCTTCATATTTTTGTTGAATAAAGTCATTTTTAAATCTAGGGAATGAAAGAAGTATTAACTTTCCAAAGTCTGGGAAACGTGAGGATACTGATGCTCTGTACATATCATAAATAGATTGGGCAGTCTTAGCCTGATCGTGACCAGTTGTTGACTCTAGGGCAAATCCAGATATCTCATCAAGAACAACTACCATTACGTTGTACCCTTCCCAGGCTTCTCTTTCTGAGTGTCCAGAGTGTACAGTAATACTTTTATCAAATTCTACTGACCCAGCTTTAGCATTATACTTTCCAACAAACCAAGGAGACTTATCTAGCCTAGCTCTAAACCCTTTAAAGAAAACGTTATTAGCCTGAACTGCGTTAATAGCAACGTTTAAAATATCAATTGAATCTCCTGGCGGTTTACCATAATATACTGCAGGATCCTTTAAACATAGAAGTAAATGTGCTATATAGGCTGCAGCAATTGTTGATGTATAGTCTTTTCCAGAACCTTTTCCTAACTGAAAAATAACTTCGTTACAGGTTTGCTTCCACCTTTTTTCACCCTCATCTTGGCCAAGCCACCTAACTAATGTTTCTTTTTTATATATCTGAGTCATTGCTTTAAGCATTATGTATTGGTTTTCAGAAAGTGGTGGTAAACCAAGATACTTTGTTGAAGTTACAAACTCGTGTAAATCGGCAGGAGTTTCTTCAAACTCGTCCTTATCTAATGCACTTAAAAAATCGCTAAAATCAGCCATTGTCTACTTGCACAATATGTATAGGCTCGACGGCCCCAGATATTCTAGAAAGTCTTTGTGCGACCTCTCTACGGCAGTGACTACATTCAGATGTTACATCTCTTAATATACCCATAAGAATTTCTTGCTTTTCCTCTGCTTCAGCAATTCTAGCACCCACTTCTGCATTGTCTAACAAACCAGCTTTTTGTAGCATTTCCATTTGTTTAGACTGTATATCAGACACAAGTTTAAGTGCAGATACTTTTGCCTTTAAGTCTGCAGCCACATCTGATTGCTCTACTGTTTCCCATGCACGATTTATTAGCATACTATAATGTTGATCAGAGGCAACAAGTGCTTCTCTGGCACGTTCTTGAATACTTTTATCATTTTGTGCATATGATTTCCATTCATCAATTATTCGAAGAACATCAGCCCTCTTTATATCAAGCTCTTTTGCAATTTCTGTTGGGTTGTATCCCTTAAGAGTCATTTCAACAACAGTGTTCATTTGCTCAAATGGTTTTTCTAATTCTGTCATTTTGGGTTTATCCTACTATCTGTTGCATAAAATCCTGAACCTTTAAACTTTACACCAGGAACACTATACACCCTTCCCATTGGCATATCACATTCTGGACACAGGTAGGTTGGTTCTGGATCTTTTATTCCACGCTCATATTCAAAAATTGGATTCTGGTCCGACTCTTCGGCGCAGTCACACTTATATTGATATACTGGCATCACTACTCCTTAATAATAAAGAAACCTCTCTAGATAAATTCTCTATAGTGCCATCATTTGATAAAGTTTTTGTAAAATTATATTCGTCCAATGCTAGCTCTGATGGATGTGAATTTACTGGAGATATACTTGATCTATTTATTCTCCAAACCTCGCCCTGTTTCCAGGAAATCATGTCGGCTTCGTTTGGAAATCTAACATCCGATATTACAAAATTATCATACATTGGATAAAGATTCATTTCCTCAAATACTTGCTCTACCCAAAAGTTCTGTCCAAACATATCTCTTCCTACTTCTGTTCCAAATACCTGCAGGAGTCTTCTGGTTTCCTCATATGATTTTGTAATTTCCCAACCATACTCTTCTACCATGTCAGATACACGTCTTCCATTTTCTAATATTGGGTTTAACTTTATAACAGCCTTTCTAATGTTGTCTGCAAAGGCTAATCTTTTAAATCCGTGATTCAATACAAGTATCTCTGCAACAGTATCTTTTCCAGACCTTGCATATCCACTTAATCCAATAATCATTCTATCCCCTTAACTAGTTTGTCTTCTATCCACTGCGTGTATCTTCCATCGTTCCATTTTTGACTTCCATAAATATGCTCAATAGCTTTATTATGAAATATCCTCCACCCATAAAAAGACTCTTCATCTTCCTGAACAGAGCTATAGCAATGAAATCCAAGTTCTTTTGTTCTTATATATCCATTATACTCTATGGAGTCAAGTATAAGCGATAGGTGTCCGCATACACCATTATCGTCCTGCATATTACACTCATGTTTTTCTTTGACTATACCAAGGCCATTATGTATACCCTCCGTCCAAACACCTGGACCAGTATGTATGTGTACAAAATGTTTTATTGAGTAGTCTGGATTTTTTAGCCTATTAATCATTGCGTCAACTACCGCCTTCATTACTGGATGACCAGACTCTGCTGCAAAGGCCCATTGACAGAAGTGTAGGTTGTTTTCTG